CTACTATAGTAGTACCTTTTACAGTCATGGTTTGTGCATGTTGATCAGCAACCAAATATGATAGTCTACGTTTAGCGGTATCATACAACCAAATCTCTGATGCACCAACTAATTTGGATGGATTCACGCTACGTAATCCCAAACTTTCATCTTTTAATTGAAACTTAATGTTTTTAACAAGTTGTTCAGGTGTAGCTACTTTTTTCTTTCTAATTGGTTGTTGTGATTTTTTAATATTAACATACCCGTTAATATCTGCAATAATAGATTCACAGAATTTAATTAGATTTTTAACTTGGGTTTTAGTTAAATGAGAATATCCTAATACCAAGTCTTTATCTTTTTGGTTGTATACAAGCTGAAATTCATCTAATCTTTTTTGCCAAGTATCAATTAATATTGATGCATGTTGTGGTAGTATATTTTTTTCAGTCAATACAGCTACAGTATTAATTTCAGATTGTGTTTTAGTCCTACTCAGTAAATAATCATCAAACGCACCTTCAATAATTCCACATACTTCATGAGCACGTTCACGCATAATTTCTTGTATATTAGGTTTGTGCGTTTCCTCTTTTTTAACTACAGTAGGCTTTAATAATGTTTCTAATAAACGTGTTACTTCATTAGATAGAACGTTTGATTCATGCTCTGTCAATTCTAACCCACGCATATTTAATCTAGCTAACCAACATAATGTCACCATAAATTCACTATCGTTAACATTACGCATAGCTTTAGCATGGTCATTGTGTCCTAGCCATTCCAAATATTGTACCAAAATTTCTTTGGCATCTTTTTTGTCAAAAAATCGTGTATACCATGTAAATGATCTTGCTAAAGCATGTGCACGTAAGTCAGGCTCAGGTTGCATGATAAAATTTGGTTCGTATCCATAATACTTTGAATCACTATCTCTAGGTATTAAGTCTTTAATTGTGTTTTGATTATTCACTTCTTTGCTCTTTGATTTTTGCTTTTTCATAACTCAGGTTCCAATGTACTTTATTTACATCAATTTAGTCAAAACTTTCAGATAAATATATAAATCATGCCAAAATTAAGCTTGTGGAGAACACAAAAATCTAATGATTACCGATTCTTTGACAAAACTATCAAAGAAATGTACACCGTTGGTGCCACTGATTTATATATTCACAAATATATAGGATCAAATAATCCACCAAATGATGATCTTACTACGCCCGTTTATGACAAACTTGACCCAACCAACATACAAGACTTAATGTGGTTAGAAAATCGTGATAGAAAATATGATTCTAGCATATACCGTTTACGTGGTCACTATAATGTTTCTAATATTGATTTTGATTTAAGTCAATTTGGGTTGTTTTTAAGTAACGATATTATTTTTATCACTGTACATTATAATGACATGATTGATATACTTGGTAGAAAACTTATGGTAGGTGATGTACTTGAATTACCACACCTAATTGATTATCACCCACTTAATGAAACAATACCTGTGGGATTACGTAGATTTTATCAAGTCACTGATGGTAATTTTGCTAGTGAAGGTTTTAGCCAAACTTGGTTCCCTCATATGTGGAGATTAAAAGCTGAACCATTAGTAGATAGTCAAGAATTTGCAGATATTTTACGCCAACCAATTAACACTGATAACTATATGGGTGATTTGAATGAAACAATTGCATATCAAGTTGGATACACAGTATTATGGGGAGACAAAATTTATACACCTAAACAACCTGTACCCGCAGGAATTTCACCGCCTGATCCTATCTATTGGCAATTAAGTACGCAACAACAACTTACTGATATAATTTCAACTTACAATAAAAATATTGAAATTAATAATAAAAACCTTGAAGAAGCAGCACGTTTAGTGCCAAAAGGTGGATACAACAGACAACAATTATATGTTGTACCAACATATGATAATAATGAACCTGCACCACCTGTTAATATTATAACAAGTAGTTCAACCCCTAATCCTGCTAAAGGCACAATCATTTACGTATCTAGTCCGTTTTATTCAGCGGCAAGTCCTGCTATTTCAATTGGTGCAGGTGCATTAAACAGTTTAAAACAAATGGCTAAATTGGCAAAAGGGTTGACAAATAGTATTGATAAATTTATTTCGGTATCACTACAAGTAGCACAAATAGAACCACAATTAACCTCAAGTGGAAGTGGACCAATCAGTGGTACACCTGTGATTGCTGCTAGAGTGTTAGGTCCTATAACAGGTCCGTATGGGACTGCTGATAATACGTATGTCAATGCTGATGAATATTTACGATTTGAAGTAAGAACTGAGGGTGAAAATATTCGAGGGTCAACTATTTTAAACATACAAAATACAACACAAGACTTGTCTAATTTATTAGTGTTAGATGCGCCTGGTGCGCTTGTGTATCCATTTTTAGAAGGTACAAGAATTGTTAATGTAATTGATAGTCAAACAGTAGAACTAAACTTTCCTATACAAAATAACATAGAGAGTGGACAATTACTCATTGTATCTTCTAATTTTAAAGGTATTATTACCCAAGAAATGGATTATCGTGCAGATTCTGACCCAAGATTTACTTTTATTCGAAGAACATCCCCACGTAATTTTGGATATTTAGCAGGATATATGGCAGGTACTGATGAATTTCCAAATGGTGAAGCAACTAATGCGGGTATACAATTTCCTGCAAACCCACAACAAGGTGATTACTTTTTAAGAATTGATTATTTACCACAAAAATTGTTTAGGTATGATGGCACTTTATGGGTTGAAATTAGTCAAAATGTTAGAACAACAACAGGATTTACAGTAGATGACAAATCACAAATGAGTTCATTTATTAATAATGATGGTGTAGTACAAACAACAGATGGTGGATTTATACCAAGTCGTCAATCATTAAGCAATGTTCTTAAGATACAACCTGATTTATAAAGGATATTAAATTGGCTGAGTTTTTTTATGACAAACAGGTGCGACGATTCTTAATACAATTTGCTAAAATTTTGTCAAATTGGTATGTAGAAGATGGGTATGATCCTAGTGGTAATCCCATTCTTAAACGTGTACCAATTATGTATGGTGATCAAAGTAGGAACGTAGCAAACATTGTTAGTAATAATAGTCCAAGTAATTTACCTACCGTTCCGCAAATTACCTATTATATCAGTGGGTTAACTTATGAGCAAAATAGAACCCAAGATCCATACTTTGTTGATAATGTGGTAATAAGACAACGAACCTTTAACCAAAGCACCCAAGAATTTGAAACAACCCAAGGACAAGCCTTTAACGTAAAACGTTTGATGCCTGTACCATATCGTTTAGGTGTAACGGTAGACTTTTGGACAAGTAACTATAATCAAAAAATGCAATTGTTTGAACAATTAGGCGTATTATTTAACCCATCATTAGAAATACAAAGTACAGATAATTTTATCGATTGGACTTCACTAAGCGTAGTATATCAAGAAAGTTTAAACTATACAAGTAGAACAATTCCTATTGGTACTGCCAATCCTATTGACATTATGACATGGAAATTTTATATGCCAATATGGATTTCAACACCTGTAAAAGTACAAAAAATGGGTGTTATTCACAAAGTTATCAACAGTATATACAAAGGTACTGCACTAAGTGATATGCAAGATGACGATTTATTATTAGGCACACGACAAAAAGTAAGTCCATATGGTTATCAAGTATTGTTGCTTGGTAATACATTACAAATTTTACCTGCAAAACAACCACAATACCCAAGCAATGATGATTTAGAATTACCAACAAGTCCTAATACTAGTCTGTATTGGAAAGCAGTATTAAATGCGTATGGCACCATCCGTCCAGGTATCTCTATGATTACTCTTGAAAACCCATACATGAACACTGAAATTATGGGAACTATTGTTTATGATCCATTAGACGATAGATTAATAAATTTTACGATTGATCCTGACACACTTCCTGCTAATACGTTACAAGCTATTGACAGAGTTGTTGATCCATTAACACAAGGACCTAACGTAAATTTACCTGCTCCGACCACAGGAACAAGATACTTAATTACTAATAGTATGGGAAATGATTTAGCATTAACCTTAGTATGTAGTGAACCTAGTACTTTAAGCGCAGGTGCTACCGTAATTTCCGTGAGTGGTTTAAATTTATCAGCAAACAGTAATTGGATTGATAGTATAGTAAGTGCAAGAACCTCAAGTGGTCAAGGCATTTTTACTGTTGGAACAAAGATAGTTGCTGTTGATACTGTGTTAAATACTATTACAATAGACAATCCCACTCTTGCAAATCTTAATATGGCTAGTTCTTGGGGCAATATTAAAGCAAATCAGAATGATATTATTGAATATAATGGTACTGATTGGGAAGTTTCTTTTGATAGTGAAGCAACACTTAGTCCACAGTGGGTCGTTAATTTATATACTAGTGTACAATATCGTTATGGTAGAGAAACAGGATGGACAAAATCGTTTGAGGGATTTTACAATCAAGGTTCATGGAACATCGTTATATAAACAAAACTAACAACAGTGTAGGTATATTGTTTTGTTCACAAAGCACAAATAAGCACTTATTTTTATTACGTAATGATAAAAAAATCAATACTTGGGGGTTGCCTGGGGGGAAGGTAGAGCGTAATGAAAGTTTGCGTGATGCTTTACAGCGTGAATGTCAAGAAGAAATAGGATTTTGGCCTGATAAAATAAAGTTATTTCCTATTGAAC